AATCGTTCTTGTAGTCATAATTATAGTAGACCATTTGCCCCCAACGACTAAAAATCATAAGTTCTCTGTATTGCCAATCCATTAGATTTTCGATTGTAAATAAATCATTTACATTATCACTATTAGGAGTAAATACATTAGGTATAATTACTGGTTTAGGATCTGGACTTGGTGGGACTGGTTCTAATTCTTGATCTATGGGTCCTGGGTCTGGTAAAGGTGGTGGTGGGGGGCATTCACTAACTAATATTACAATAGTATCAAATTCAGCCATAGGTAAACCACATTTATTGATTAGTGTGTTACCATCCATTCCTTTTTTAGAATATAAATAGTATCTACCCCCTGTTAATCCAGCAAAAAATGTAACTTGTAGTGAATCGGTTTCAGCATTTACATCACAATCAGCGATTATATTTGTAATAGCTCGAGGTTGATTATCAGGCCCAGTAATTCTAAAATCTTGTTGATTAACTGAATAGCAATCTAAAGCAATATGGAACTTTAATGTTACCATTGTATCACCACATTCAGCATAAATTGCTGGGTAGGCTGTTAGGGTGTCTTGAGCATATAATGTTGTATCATATTGGACACCTTGACTGGCAATAGCATTACAGTTAGGAGAGATACTAATCATCATATCACGCGATGCCGTTCCTACTTTATACCAATAACCCCAAATTGTATCAAAACGATATTCTTCAACTAATACAGATAATACATCAATTTCTGTTGCTGTAGGTAAAAATGTAATTAAACCACTAACAGGATCAATATTAAAGTAAGCTGATGTTACAGGTTGTTGGGTAGTCCATCCTGCTAAATAGGGAATATCTGTTTGGTTAGGGTAAGCATTTTGTCTACAATTGATAAGTGAATAAACTATTGAATCACCATCTTCTTCAATTGCTGTTTGTTTCCAATTAAATGGGTTACCAACACAAAATGCTCTAACTGGCTCACTAACAAATACAGGGGATGAATTTTGCCCCTGTGAAGCATTATCTAATTCAGCATCAAAATAAAAACCAGCTCCACTTGAACCTGCTATGTTTGTAATACCACCTGGTCTGCAACAATTTTGATACCAAAAACGATAAGTACTACAATTACCTGGTAATGTTACATAACCAACATACATGTAAACTTCTAATGTTTTAGTATAGGTTGGGGTTGATACAACACAATCAAACAAAGTTGGTGACACAATCCCTGAGCCTGGGGCTAATGTCATCGGAATATTTATATTACCATAGCAATTAGAACTTACTGTAACTGTTTCTGTTGTTGGCAAACCAATACCAGTTACATCCCTATAAACACGTAAGATTACCTTATAATGGCGTGGAATTCCGGTTGAATCACCAATATAACGATATTGGATATCACCACCCGCTAAGTGCGATGCTGTTGAAACGAGGCTTATTAACAGCGCTAAAAGAACATATATTTTTTTCATGTTGATAAATATAAGGAGGGGCTTTCACCCCTTCAAATGTTATTGGTGATTAATTATCCAAATAAACATCATAATTAAAGGGATAGATACTCCTAACCAAATAAAAAATGCTATATAGTTTTTTATATTCATAATTTTTTACTATAGATATGTAAAATAACGTGAGACGTCATATGACGTTTTGTACATTTATATGACTTAAATATGACTAACTAATATTTATAGTCACAATAAATTAACCCTAAAACAAAAACACATGAAAAAACTTTTATTCACAATTGGGGTTGCAATGGTTTTAACAGGTTGTTCAACATCCAATTTTGCCACACACCCAGTAAGCGAAACACCCACCACTAAACGCCAAGTTTACATCTTTGACGATCACGTTGAAATTCACACGCGAACTAAAATGTCAATAGAACAATACAATCGAATAGTAGCCACAACAGTCAACAATAGAGATGAGCGCAATTAAGCGCTCATTTTTATTTAACCTTTAATCAACTGCTTGCCTTGAGGTTTCGGCTTATTATAATACCTCTTACGATTATTATACTTTAACCTACCAATCTGCTCATTCAAATCCTTAATTTGAGTTTGCAACTTATTTACCTCAAGCCACCCTAAAGCTAATCCTAGTAAAGATAGGATAAGGGCTAGAGACGATAAAAACACTACCATAATTCTTTAATTTAATTTTATATATACGTATTTAGAGATTAAATATCGTTGGAAGAAGCCTTAAGCTGTTTTGCTTTTTTATAAGCTATTTCATAACGTTCATTTACTTCCATTTTTGGATTTTCTATTTTTAATTCTTGGGCTATAGACATGGTTTCATGTTGAATACCTTTTGCCCAAGCTTTATGCATTATTTCTTCTATCCTACTCATTGCGTTTATTAAAACTTACAATAAAACTATAAATAAATCCCAATACACCAATTGGCCAACCTATTATCAACATTATTCTTTCCTTATGGTTAAACATATTTTCGGTGCTAATTTTAGAAGCACTCCACTGCATTAACCCTTGAAAAGCGATACCTATTAAGGTATAATTGATAAGCCAACTCATGTACGTTCAATAAATATAGTGAGGACTTTTTCGGTCCTCACGTTTCAATTCGTTTCTATCAAACTTTATTTTACTATGACTTTTTTGAGTCATCTTCCTTCGAATCAGTTGAGCCAGATGCCCCTCCGTTCGTGTTCGTCTTTTGTTCGGTATGTTCTTGCCATTGCTCATCCCAAAATACATATTCATTCTTCATCTGTGAAGTCTTCGTAATCAGATTCGTGCGTAATTATAGTTTTGATGCCCACTTGTTGAAGTAATTTGTCTTCTGTTTTTGAGTCATCTTTTGGCGTTGTTCCCATTTTGGTGGATAGGTTACTTTAAAATTGGAAGGAACCTCGAGGTCGTGGTTGTTTTGCTTGTCTGGGGTCAACGTCGTGTTTGAACAACATACCCAATTTATGAGGTTTTTTAACAATTTCATTGGTAGCATAATAATAGATAGGACCTTTATATACATTTCCTTGTAAATAACGTTCACCATTCCAACTCCTAAATTCACGTGCAGTGATTCGTACCCGATTGTCACCGCTTTGAATTTCACAAGATAATGATTCGTTGAAATCATATTTTAATTTAATTAAGTCTCCTTTTTTCTCAGCCATATTAGAAGGGTAAGTCATCATCAGGACCATAAGGTGTTACATCCCAAGCATCCTCACCACCAGTTTTATCTATAATATCTAATTCATCATAAAACTTAGCACCAGCCAAGTCAAGTAGTTCTTCAACTGTACCAATGTTTTCAATTACATTGATTGTATTATCACTTACTAAGCGAACTGAGGTGTATTTACCTTCGTCTGTAAAGCAGGTGATTTTGTTTACTGGGATAAGGTGTGTTTTGTTATTACCCCAGCCTGTAAGCTTAATATATTTCATAGCAACAAATTATTATTTTCCAAACCATACCAAAAACGCTCAAGCCATACTCCAACTTTAACGCCTTCAATTTTTTCGTCTACTGATAGATTATCATTAAATCGTTTATCGGCTACTTTAAGAATGCCAAAATCGAATAGATCACGAGCGTGATCTAGATTACCTTGCTCAACTGCTTCTTTTGCTTGAGCATACACTTTTGTTAGAATTCCTTTTTCCTTCTTTGCCATAACTTTTATTTATTGATTGAATATACGACTTATTTCTTGAGTCTCCACGTACCGTTTTCTTTTTTTTCAAGAAATGGAAGTAATTCTACTTCTAATACCCACCCTTTATGCTGTTTAGCCCTAAATGTAGATAACATGTATAGTGTGCCCTCATCTGTATCATTAGGATATTTACGATGCAAATCAGATGTTTTACCAAAATACCTCCCAAATTCAGGATGGTAAAACCATTTAGGTTGCTCATTATATTTACTAGTTCGTTTTTTAGTAATATGAGTTAGACAAGTATCCAAATCACCCCCATCCTTAAACATTTGCTCAGCTTCATTATACACAGTTTGTGTCAAACCAAATGCTTTAGGTTGTTTAATATGATTTATTTTAGTTTTAATCTCTTTAGATAGAGGCTGATAATAATCATTTGAGGTATGAAAATCAATTTCACATCCTAAACTAATAAGTTTATTTAATTTAGCTTCAATATGATTCCAAAATGTAGTAGTGTCTTCTACTAATTCTGTATTATCAAAATTAATTGTAGGATTTTTATAAATTGACTTATCATATGGTTCAATCATTTTATCGGGTTTGATTAAACCATATTTTGATGATAAAATTAAATATTGGTCATAAGCAGGTTTGATAAAATTACGTTGTGCTCTATAAACAAATGATTTAGAGTACATCTCATCAGCTTTACAAGGATACTCTTGTTTTTGTTTTTTACAACTTATAACTGCTACCCTCATACTAAAACCCATTTTTTACCCTGTTGAATGTACTTTTTACCCTCAGGAATACGTTTATTATCTCTAATATGAACTTCTTTAAGTCCCATATTACTCAAAGTAATTTGAAGTGATTTACCATCCAAATTTAAATCTTCATCTACGCGATTATTTTCTAAATTAAATTTTTCAATGTCTTCTCTCCATAACTTTTCAAATGGACGGAAATCAACATTAACATTCAAAGTTCTTTCAGAACCATTGATTATAGCTTTAACAGAGATAGGTTTAATATGTTCAGGGACTGAGTATAGGGTGACTTGTTTGTTGTCTTGTAAGTATTTGAATATGATAGGATTTGTAGCAGCATTGCAATACCCAGGTTTATCAGTCCAGTAATTAGCACTTTGATAGAAACGAGCTCTATCTACTACGGCCATACCTGTTCCTCCTACCTTACGAATAATACCATCAACTACTATAAAATATATCCAAGCACTTTTTTTGGAATATTTAAGTTTAATCTCATCATTAATATAATTCCAACTCCAATTTACCAAATCAGAATCAACAGTTGCATAAGCAATTTTAACTATACCTTTAACTTCAGTTATTTTCATACTTAAATATAAAACCTTTCCACTGCTCCTCCAACCACTCCAGGCCTTAATTCGCAAACAGCATAAACAACATTGTCTAATTTATGAACAACGTGCCACGTTTTCTTTTCATGGATAAATTTTTCATTCCACTTTTTGCCTGGGATTTCAATTCGTTTTGGTCCTCGTCTCATTTCAATGAGAAGATTTTATATAAACGAGCTGAACCTACAAAGCCATAGGTTTTAAGTTTCTCGTGTAAATCAAAATCGAGGTGTTCATTCCATTTATCAACCAATTCCTTAGTCAACTTAGAATTTTTAGCTACATCAATTACTTCCTCACGAATCGCTTCTGGGAGTGGGTTATATTCATGTAGATATTCGTTGTTGGAGACCCAACGTTGGTATTCATCATAGCTCAAACCACTATTATAAATTTTAGCTAAGATATCAATTTCATCAATAAGGTAATCACCCAATTCAGGGTCACCATTATCGTATGCCTCGTTCATTTCAACTCGCAATCGTTTAATTTCTTGTAAAATATTCATAATTAATCTAATTTATATTTTTTCTTCCACAACTCGTAAAATTTTCTACCAATACCAAGTTCAAGTATAATAGCATCCTCAGGTACTCCTGGGAGTTTGCTATGGGTACTTAAAACGTAATCAATGTGGTAACCATTGAATTTTTTAATTTTAGTCACTGCATTAGAACGATTTGAGGTTTTCCAAACCATTACTATAGGTGCATTTATAACATCTTTACCTCGCGCCATTTATAACACTTTTAGCAATTGCATAACGTTGTGAAGTGTATTTTCGTACTTCAGTAATACCACTTAATTTACTTTCAACCCAAAAATCCTTATCACCCCACCTACTTAAAATTATAGCTTCAAGTTCTTCAGCTCGTTCTTTACTTCCAACTATTACTGAGTCGCATATTGTAATATTAGGGAAAATATTAATATAGGAATCTTGTTCAATACCCTCAGTGAATGCTTGGTGATTGTAAACAAATCTATTCTTAGCATCAACAAATTTAGTAACTCCTACTTTAAGTAAATTTAATTTATCGTTTTGGAGTGCTGCTAAATATAATTTATATTTGCCTCCTTTAAGTGATATGTAATTAGCCATTTTTTACTTGTTTAATATGTTTGCACTCACGATCCTTAGCTCTCCAGCTACCAGGGCAAGAACAGCTGTAACGAACACCATTGAAACGAACCTTGTAAACAGCATCGCTTGATTCCGATTTGAAATCCCATTGTGTTGGTTTTTCTTTTTCGGGCTCAGGAGCATTGTAAACAATATCTATAAGTGTAGTTTCGGGGTGAACCTCAATCCAATCTGGTGTGAGGTATTTTTTACCATCAATTGGTGAAGTCATAATACCATGGTATGGTGTTCTTGATTCATAGCGAAAGCGCCTTGCCCCTACAAAGGGGCCGAATCCACGACCAATTGTTAAAGCGCCTTCTGAATGTACAATACGGCTTCTAAAGTTTCCGTATTTGTTTACAGTCGTCAATTTCCAAAGCATAACCTCTATTTCCTTATTTGGGTGAATATATGAAGGGGCTTTCGCCCCTCCAAATCTATGCTAAAAATACCTCAGGTCCTTTTACTCTTTCTCGCTCTAATTGTAAATCGAGAGTAATAGCGGTACATAAACGATGAAGATCAATTTGCCTCATTTGGGCTATATCTTCATCATCTAACATATGAAGAATATCTATAGGTTTAATAGTCATTCTGCGCTCCATACGTCATATAATCAGGGCGTGCTTTTTTCTTTTTCTTCATAATTGGGTACTTGTGTTGTGCCCATTTATGCCACTCACTGAATGCTTCATAACGCGTCTTAGCTGACATTTTACTCATAACATTTACAATTTTTATTACATTTATTTGGATTAGAACATGAATGTACGGAGAAGAGCAGTGTATAGCACGCCCAAATTAGGACTGCTATACTTGCTGCTGCTTCTAGTACTTGCATCATTTTATTTGTTTTCGATATCGCTGCTTAATTTCATAGTAGGAATTGGTGTTCCAACTGGGTATGGAGCGCCTTCTTTAGCCGCAGTAATTGATTTCATACCTGATTTTACATGGATAGCTTTACGCAATGGTACAGCTGCTTCATTGAGCGGACCAAAACATTCAGCTAAAATAATACCATTGTCTAATGTGTCAATGATACGACCAGGCATAGCAAACATGTTACTCATACTAGTGTGTGCTGAGTCTGTGTTTACGATAAATGCTCTGTTGTTTGGAGCCATCCATTCCCAACTTTGTGTTGCTGGATTGAATTGTGGAACAACATCTGTTGTATCAAAATACCAATAGAAAGACCATACTGTTTGGTTAGTTCCGTCTGGTGTTTGTGGGTTGTCTTTTACATAGAATTTACCCCAAGTTCCACCATCACCCCACATATCGAGGTTAGCGATTGAAGGACCTACTAATACAGGACAAATAGCACAACCCTCATCGAATTCTACTCCTTGAACAATAATTTTTTTACCTGTTGGAACTGCACCTGATGCACCACAGAATGCGTAAGCGCCTTCGTGGATTTGTAGAATATTCTTTTCAGGGTGTGGTTTAGAACAGCTGAATAGCATTGCAGCTGCAACCATTGCGAATAACATTTTTTTCATTAGTTTTCTTGTTTAGTTAATTTTTTTAGTACATCATAGTTGTTAGCCATTCGTTTAGCGAATTTAAGCTGTGTTTTTTTACTTTTAGGTCTCGATTTAAAATCGATTCGTTTTTTAGCTGATTGTCCCATATTATCTACCTTGTCCTCTATATTGTTTAGTATAATTTTTACTTGACTTAAGTTGGGACGTTTTTGTTTTAGCGTGGACGCCTGGTCTTGATACTTGAGCTTTTTCTTTAAACGTGGACGTTGTTTGAGATTTAGTTTTAGCCATTTAAGAATAAATTAACATTAATAGTAACTTTGCAGTTATAAATATTAAAATTTACTCTTTAATTGATTAGCTAAATTTTTTACTTTTGAAACATACTCTGGGTCTTCAGCATAGCTACCTTCTAAATAGCGGTAATATTCTTCTTCCGTATTAAGAGCACTTAAATATCGACATTGATAAAAAGCATAATCGTAAATTGAACTTTCCCAATTATCATAATAAGCATGATTTCGGTTAGTACCTTTAGCTGTATTAATTCTAATCCGTGCTTGTTTCATTCCAAACAAGTTATGATTTTCTTTAAATATCTTGGATTTAAAATTATTAGTTTCAATTTTAGATTGGGCTAATGCAATGTGAGGAAATTTCATATTTAATTCCTTCATTAACGCAATCATTTTTTCTTCACTGAATGGTTCTTGCTTCATATTGATTAGCAAGATGTTTTTCTCATATTCTGAGAGATTATTTAGTTTAGTAAATCTACCTAAAGTGTAGGATGTGATTAATAATCCTAAAAGGGCTAAACTACCAATGAGGTAATTTTTAAATTTTAATTGTTTAAAAATCAGCTCGTGTCGATTGTATTTATAAAGCATAATTAAAATAAATCAAGAAATTTTCCTCCGCTTTTCTTATCCTTCAATTTACGAAGTTTTTCGTCGTTATCCAACATCTTAGTTGCTAACTTATCTAAGTGCTTAGATTTTTCTTTTTGATAGTCTTTAACTATTCTTTCATGTTTTTTAGATTTCATAGTCTGGAGATAAATTCTGAGCCATCTTCAGCGTCAGGGGGGTTATGTAATCCTAATTCTTTTAATCGCTCAAGTTGATATGAATCTAATTCCCACTCAATAGCATCTGATGTGTTAAATTTAGGGACTGAATCTTCAATTGAAGCAATATCAGCAGCGTTAAATACGTCTGCAACTGTTAAAAAATAGTGATTATAACAAAGTACTTCCAAATTATCTAACCTATAATTTTTTGGATTTTTATCCTTAAAATTAAGTAGTAAAGGTATTTTATAATCAGATACTCTACGTTCACTAAAACCGCACATTGAGCATTCCTCATTTAAATAACCTTCTTCAAATAAACGTTTTTTAACCTTAGTAGGGCTAAAATTTGTCATTGGGATAATCCCATTGATTAAATCTTTTAGTGGGGGTGTTTTACCATGATTACCAATCCACTTAGGAATACCCTTACCAGCTTGATTTAAATGTTGTTCAAATAAATTAGCATAACCTTTTTCGGTTGCCTCATAAAATTTAGCCCACTTCTTATAATGAACATAGCTACAATTTAAGTAGCGTGCTGCTGAACGATTACTTTTAGTAACGCCCATAGCAGCAAGGATTTGTTCTTTAGTAAGTGGTTTTGGTAATGGCATTATCCGATATCTGTAACATTTAACCCACTCGTATCAGGAGTAGATTCATCATCATCAAAGTTCTGGAGTTCGGATTTGCTTGCTCCTTTAGATATTTTACCCTCAGAACTCATATAATTACGATATTGTTTTTCTTCCATAATAACAACATCAGTATACGAATGATCTCCTTTACCACGTTGTATTGTTACACCACGCTTACGACTAACATCTGAGCAGTTTACACAGCATTTAGTATTTGGGAGGATTTCTAAACGTTTTGGGTGAATTTCCTCACCACATCCTTGACATTCTACAGCCATAATTTCAATTTGAATCATACATATAACCTTTATTTTTGTAAATATACGAACTAACTTTCGATTAGACAAATTAAATTGTAAAGATCTTCAGCAGTTTCTATTACGAATGCTTCGTCTCCAAAATTTACAATTTTATCATCTTCATCCTCAGCTAATGAATGTTCGTAAATATACCATAAAACTACCTCAGCTACTTCTTCTTCGAATGTATAATAAATAAGTCCTTCAAGTGATTTAGCAAATAAATCTTCCCAACCCCAAAGATCAAGACCATATTTTTCTTGAACTTCATTAGAGCGAGTAATAGCTTTTTTGTAGTTGTCTACAAATATAATAAAGTTTTTTTTAGTTAATTCTTCAGGTGATAAGATTTCCCCTTGTATGTCAATAGGGGTATCAAACATCTTTTGAAAGAATTTTTTAAAATCTTTCTTGGGTTCCATTAAAATGTCCCTTTTTTACTGACAGCAAATATAGATAAAAATGGCTTTAATTTTAGTTGTTTACGCCCAGCAAAATACTTAGCAGCTTGTAAACGTGAAAACGCTCGTACTGAGTCAATTGGTTCTTGGCTTTGATCATTTCGAGAATAAAAATAGTACTTAGTCATAATCTTGATTTTAAATTTACTAATTCACTGCACTTAGTATAATCTTCTAATTTTTCATAATGTTTAATAGCTTTATTTAAAAACGTTCTATAATGTTCTTTTTTAATAGCTACTTTTACATTATAATTGTTTATAGTAAAAATTACACATTCACTTTTATTTTTACGAATTGCTTGCTTGACAGCAGCTATCGCGTTCTTGAACATGAATGTAACAAATTCTTGTTGCTCAGCCAACTCTAATAGTTCTTCTGGGTCATCGTACTTGATCTCCACGTCAAGTGGGAATTCAAGTTTATATTTTTGTTCCATGAAGATAAATATTTAAATCTCTTCGTATTCTATTTCTATAGTACTAAAACCCCAAGTGTCTAAATTTTCAGTTTGATTTTGATTAACTATTGCTCTATGAATGTCATTTCCTACTTTATTAACACCATCAGCCATTCCACCACCACCCCATCCTTTAGAACCATGGTTAATATGGAACATAGGAGGATTATAGATAGCTTTTAGACCAAATCCATGTTTTACTGCTTTTTTCTGGACATTAGTATCAGCGTATAAAGGGTAGATGAGTACTTCTTCGAACCCGCGAATTGATTCCCACACATGTTTAGGGGCTAGTTGAAAATCACCGCAACAATTAATTAAACTATAATCATCTCCATTAACTGTTTTTTCTTCATGCTTACGTTCTTCAGAGTTAACATAAATATAATCTCTTAAAGCACTCCAATCTTCAAACTTCATTTCACCTCCATGAAATTCTTTAATAATTTCCCAAGTAACTTCTCGTCTACTTAAGGTAATAAATGTGTTCCCATCACTATCATTAATTACTTTCTCAATATCTTCACGTTTAGGATGAATAATATCAATATTAGTAGAAACAATATAATCACCTTTAGCTCTACGAATACCAATATTACGAGCTAGTACTTCACAACATTTTTGGGCATTAGGATCATAATCTGTAAGTTGAGAAGCAGCATCTGGGGGGATAACAAAATGTTTAAGGTTGCCTTTTAGATCAAGATTATCTTGAATATCCCAAAGTAAACTATGCCCATCAGGTGAATTCCAATCAACATAAATTACTTCATCATAAGTAGCAAGTGCTGAATTGATAGCGTATGTTGCTCTTTCGTTTAAATGTCCTCCATAATTGTCATTGCGAGAAACTATAACTGCTGAAATTTTCATTTATTAATTATTAAGTGATCGTTTAATACCTTCTTCTAAACTAATTTTAGGAGTATAAAAACTTAACATTTTAGAACTATCTGAACATCTATACATTACTCCTACTGGCTTTTCAGTTTTGTGTTTAATTCCATTTTTTGGTCTCCATCCTGAAATTTTGAATGTTATTTCTGCTAAGTCATTAAATGATGTTGGGATACCACTTCCTAAATTAATTGGTTCTTGAATATCTAATTCTACAGCTTTCATTGTAGCTTCAACAATATCTTCTATATGGATAAAATCCCTAACTTGAGTTCCATCACCCCAAATTTCAAATTCTTCTACTTGATCAATTACTCTTTTAATAAATGAAGGAAATGGGTAATCCAAATCTTGTGTTTCTCCATAACCACTAAATGGTCTAAAAACATATACTTTAAGACCATATTGACGAGCAAAATGAGCTAAGTATTCCCCTGAAAGTTTGGCCCAACCATAAGTAAAATCAGGTGATCTCATATCCATCAAATCAATGTCTGATTCTTTAAGTTTATGAGTACTATCTTTAGTTTGCAAATGAATGGGGTAAGCAGCTGAAGAACTAAAATAAATAATTTTATTTTGTTTTGTTCTTACAGCCCAATTAAAAAACTCAGCATCAATAGATAAATCAGTTGCTACAGCTAATGGATCATTTTCAATAGTATCTCTTCCACCAACAATAGCTGCTAAATGTACTATTAAGTCAAATTGTGTATCACATATTTTAAAAAAATCTCTACAATCGTTTCCTTCTTTAATATCAACTCCTGTAATGTCATGTCCTTGTTCGGTAAAATATTTTACATATTGTTGTCCTACGAATCCTTTATGTCCTGTGATTAAAATTTTCATATTTTTTCGATTATATTTTTCCATTCTATAAATGCTTCCCAAGACTGTTTGGGTAAATATTTTTCAATAGAATCTGGAGTTTCTTTAAGATCATTAAGTAAATTTATATTATTTTCCATTCCAATATATTCACGTTTCATATCTTCAACCATAGAATATCTACCAGCTGTGCCTAAACTTCTATCACTTAATACTCCTGGTTTGGAAAATACTAAATTGTTTCCTTTAGATTGAACATAATAGGCGGCCCAAATATCATCCATTCTACCAATATGGGGGAATAAAAAATAATCTTTTACAATAGTTCTACTAATAATTGTGTTTTGTGAATTAAAAGGAGATGGTTTTGTACTTGAAATAGGAAATTGGGATGGATCAAACATACAATAAGGATTATAAATCATTCGACACACAGCATCTACATCAGGTTCACCATTCCAAAATATAGCTTGAATTTTAGGTACAATAGAACATTTCCATTTTTTGCTATAATCTCTATAAGGTACTCTTTCTAATGGAAACCCTCTATGCCAAAGTTCTTTATGTTCATTTAAGGCTCCAATAGGATCAAAAACAATATCTTCAGTAGAATACATATTAACCTCAGTTAGTTGGTCTACCATTAAATCTTCTCCCCAACCATCATAAGGGATATTATCATCATCAATAATAGCAATAACATCTGCTCCTTGTTTATAAGCTTCTAGTATTGCAAAATTTCTACGTTGGATACATCTCCAACCAATTAATTCACTTAAAACCGGATAATCTGTTTCTTGTTTTTCAGGAGAAAGATAAGTTACATTATCTAAATTAGTATAAAGTTCATGAGGAGTTTTTAAATCTCCTGCTACAATTATATGCCAATCAGACATTGAAGCATATTTTAATAAAGCTTCAGTTGGTGGATTAATTGTTGTTGTTGCTATAATTTTTTTCATAATTTATTTTTTAAATTAAATAGTTGACACCCCAGACTTTTGAACTACTATAGTAGCACATTCTTGGGCAAATAAAATAGCTTGTTCAATATCTTTAGTTCTAATGTATTCAGCTACTAATCCTGAAAGGAAAGTATCTCCTGCTCCTGATACGTCTTTAATTTGAACTTTTTGAACTGGGTATGTTTTGTTTTTGTGTTTACACCCATCGCTTGATAGAGTGATTACTAATTTATCTTGTATGTTTAAATGTTTTAGAGTATACTCAGTACGATCATATTCAATGTGGTTTATTTTAATATAAGAAGCATATTTAGCCCACTTATCAATTATTTTTTTAGTATCAATAAACACATTTGAATTGTTTTTACAAATAAAATCAATATCGTCTTCCTCTAAAAATCCTTTATCATAATCACTAATGATAATAGCATCTAATTTAATACCATAAAGATTATTATTACTTATTTGTTGTAAAACTTTAGATTCAATCCTTTTTATTTTATCATTCTCATCTACACGAAGAAGAATTTGACCAGAACGATCATCTACATAACGAGTCTTAATTACATTTTCTGAGTTGTGTAGTGTAATTGTAGAAATTCCTAATGCTTGAAGATTAGCTATTACATTACCCGCCATTCCAGGGTTCGTTGTTGAATAAGTTGGGTTTAAAATAGGAACAGGAGCTTCAGGAGCTAACCTAAAAGCACCCCCATAGACAAATTTATCAGTACAGTAGTCTCCTATAACTAAAACATTAAATGCTTTAAATTCTTCTTTTTTTACCTTACTCATATATTTCTATCTTAATCTGCTTTTTATCAAATCCTAATTCTTGAAGATTAGTTTTAGCTTGCTTAACCATTTCTTTCCAACCACAAATAAAAAACTCAATATCTAAACCATTATAAGAACCATCCTCAATTTGACTAAAGTAATTTTGAATTAATTCTTCATATACAGAATGTACATACCCTTGTCTATTATTCCAAGTTTCACGAGATAAAATTATATGATATTTAAATTGAGGAATATCTTTTTCTAATTGAATCATTTCATCATAGTAGAGAATACTTTCCTTATCTCGAGTACCAAATACCAAATGGATATCTCCAGTTTGAATATTATTTTCCCTAATATGTTCTAACATACTTTTAAAAGGAGATATACCAGTACCAGTGCAGATAAAAATATAATTTTTATTAGTATTATCCCCCATTGTCATAATACCTGAAGGTCCTGTAAATTTAATTTCAGATCCTAGAGGTAAATTCCAAAGATAGTCAGTACCCTTCCCACCTGGTTTTTTAACTATGATTAATTCGTAAGTATCTTGTGAGGGTGAATTAGCTATTGAATAGTGTCTGATTCTACGAGTAGCTTTTTCATCAATAGGTAAATCTAAAGATACAAATTGTCCTGGTTTAAAAGAGGGTTTGGATTCAGGCTTTAAATAAAAACGATTAGTTGTTGATGTTTCTTTTTCTACATTAACTAATTGAGCTGTCATTTAATATTTCTTTTACTTTGTTAAAACCAATATGGCACATTTCTTTCCATGAAGACGCATCTCCATCATCACTTACCCATTTATAAGAACTAAAATTCATATTAAAACGTTTACATACTTTAGCAATAGCAAAACATTCCATATCAAAAATAGAACATTTTTCTATCATATCTAAATAAGATTTAGAATATTTACTTCTTTGTTGAGCATCATAAAAATAATCCGTTGTAAAACAAGTAATAGAAGAAATAGCATCTATTACAATTTGATAGCTAGCAGCTTCAAAAGGAGTATAACCATATTCTTGAAGGGGGGTAGCATCTATATCTTGAAACACTTGTCCTACTTTTACTATTTCACCTGGGGTGTGTTTAAGAGAACCACAAGAGCCAATATTAATTACTTCTTTATAACCTTCACTAAATGCTCTATATGCAGCCATAGTAGCATTGATCTTACCAACACCACTAAAAATAACAGGAATACCTAAAATTTTATCTTGGGTTTCAATTTCATAGGGGACTGCTACAATAAAAACTTTACTCATATTTAATTAAACTTTTAACATCATTTGGTTCATGTAAAAATGCTAAATCAATGAGTACAACTTTACCTATTACTTCATACCCTGCTCCTTTGCAAAGATATTCAACAGCGTTCATTGTACCCCCAGTTGCATAAACGTCATCTACAATTACTACTTTACCTTTACCTTCTTGCATTTCTAGGGCATCAACCCCATATTCTAAAGAATAATGATAAGTAACCTTTGGATGAGGTAATTTACCTTCTTTACGAACCAATTTAAGTCCATTTTTAGTTTTAGAAGCCATTGCCGAGGCAAATATAAATCCTCTAGAATCAACCCCTACAAAATAATCAGGTTTATTTACTAAATTAAGCATATCAGTAATAGCCCTATCAAATATACCCCCATTAGAAAGTAAAGGTTGAATATCCTTAAATATAATTCCCTCTTTAGGAAAATTAGGGACATCTTTAATGTATTCTTTATAATCAAGCATCACGTTGCGATAATATAGGGTTATTTATAGGCCAATAAATTCCAATTTTGGGATCATTCCATTTTAAACTAAATTGGTCTTGCACATCAGGATATTTCCCAATGTAAGACCATTTATAAAAAAATGTTGCTTCATCACTTAAAACTAAATGACCATTAGCAAACATAGGTGGAACTAAAACTGCTTTTCTATTTTTAGAAGATAAAACAATTGAATCCCATTTTAAATAATTTTCAGATTCAGGACGATTATCAACTACTACTAATAATACTTCACCTGCTAAACAAGAAATATGCTTCCATGATTTAGAATCACCATGTAATCCTCTTAATACATGTTTACGTGAAATAGATACTTTATCATGATTAAATACTAAACCTAAATCTTCTTGTTTAAATAAAGTATAGAGTTCACCTCTAAAATCTTCAAATGAATCAGGTTGGTATATTCTTACTTCTGGGAATATCATAAATTATTAAGTACTTCTAGTAAATAATCAATTTTTTCTTGGGGTAATGTAGGATAATTACCAATGTACCAACTAAAGTTATGAACATGTTCAATGTTAGGATATTTATCTAAATTATAATTAAACTGAGTCATAAATGGTTGTCTCATTTGATTACCCCCACCTGAGAGGCCTCGTCTAAATTCAATGCCTTTTTCTTTTAAAGTAGCTTCAATTTTATCTCGTACCTCAAATGAATTATCTCTCATAATAACAATAAAAGCATAATTACACTGGCCTGCTGTTCTAAGTTCAGTTATATATTTTTCAGCATTTAAATTAGAAATAAAATAATTAAAATTAGCAACTCGTTTTTTATTATTATCATCTAATCTAGGCAGTTGATTAAGACCAATTACAGCATTAATTTCAGTACTACGGAAATTATGAGCTGGTCCTACAAAGATAAAGTCCGGGTTAAGATCTGGGTATTTTTCGATGATTTCTTGTTTCATGTTATCATCGGTCATTTCTCTCATCATACCATGTGAGCGAAGAGCTCTACACATTTGATAAAATTTATCATCATTAGTACAAATCATTCCACCTTCAATAGTAGACATATGATGGGCAAAATAGAAACTAAAATTACTAGCAAACCCAAATGAACCTACTTTTTTACCTTTAAATGTAGTACCATGTGATTCACAAACGTCTTCAATAAGTAAGATATTATTTTCTTTACATAAGTTTAAAAGTTCGTCTGTTAAACCATTAATTCCTAAGACGTGAGTTAAGAAAATTGCTCTTGTTTTAGGAGTAATAGCCTCTTTAAGTTTATTTAAATCAAAAGATAAATTATCAAAATTAATATCTACAAACACAGGTTTAAACCCAGCAAATAAGACTGAAGAAACATCTGAGATCCATGTTAGAGGGGGTACAATTACTTCCCCATCACCATACATGTATCTTAAAGCTAGCATAGTTAACTCGTTAGCTGAGGCTCCTGAGTTAACAAATAGGCTATGTTTTGTTCCAACCCATTCAGACCATTGTTTTTCGAATTCGACTACTTTAGGTCCGTTAGTAAGTTTGGGAATTTGGTCTTGATTTAAAAAATCAATTACGGAGTTAACATCTTCTCTAGTAATGTTATCATCCATTAGTGGTAAAGTAAATTGGCTCATATTATTTTTCTCCATAATAGTCCCCCCATTCAACTAAAATAGTAGGTCGGTTATCTGTACGTTCATATGCATATTTATAGGCTTCAAAGATTTGATGAGGTTCGTCTAAACGAATGATATCAATATAATCACATAAAGCTCTAAACCCTGCTGTAAAATCAGCAATGTGTTGGTGTTGTGGATGTAAAGGTCTTTGAGATCCTATACCAGTTCTAATGATTACTTTAGGAGTATACCCTCCATCAGACATAAGTCTTACTTTGTCTAAATGGTTTACAATTTGATTAGCAGCTAGAATTAAAAAATTCCAACGTGGGTAAATTGAAATAGGTACAGTACCATTTAATGCCATACCTAAAGTCATACCCATTTGCATATCTTCATTAACAGGCATTTCTAATAATTTACCCCTATCAACTTCAGTAAGAGTATTAGTCATAGCGGTACCAGCATATTCTACTGCTTGACCTAAAAACATAGTATTGGGTTGTTCACCCAACCATGTCATTGATCTTTTTAATTCATCAAAATATTTCATAATTAAAATTGAATTCGTTGACCAGCACCTGCGTGAGGGTATTTGGTTTGGTATTCGTAGTAAATAATTTTTCTAGTTTCTTTAGCAAAGTAAAGTTCATTTGTATTCCAAACTTTACCTGTTTCAGTACAAACTGATTTTCCATTGTTTTCAATTACATAAGTAATGGGTAAATTATGATTAACAGCATATTTCCAATTTTCAAAGAAAGTACCAGTTTCTGAGGTCATATCACCTACAAAACACCAAACATGATTAGTGTCCCCTTTACGTTTGATATCTAAAGCAGTGCCGGTTGCAATTGGGATATTACCTGTTACAATGGCTGAAGAGTAAATATTATACTCTGGGTAGCATAAAGTAATAGATTTGCCTGCTAGAATGTCTTGTTTGAGTTGTTCTTGAGGGACTCCTTTTAAAAGACATTGATAATGAGATCTCCAAGAACAAAATACCCAATCTTCAGGTTCTACACATTTAAAAATATCGATCATTTGCTCTTCATTTCCATCGTATAAATGAATAGGAGCTTTAATCATAGCATTATTAAAACAATTGGCTATATCTGTTTCAAAGTCTACTAATTGTTTTTTAGTTAGAAGATTTTTCATAATTTATTATAATTGTTTTACCCAACAACAACCTCCAGGTTGGTTTCTTGCTTGAATATCACTACCAAAATGATCATGAACAGCTTTAATCACTCCCCAATGCTTTCCCGCAACAAAGTCTTGTTCTAACCATCCAGAAGGGGGATTTGGGGTATCAAAAATATTTTCCCATTCAAAATCATGCCCACATAATATACCCCCAGGTTTTACTTTACTTAAGCATAATTCAATATCTTTAAAAATATAAGAATATCTATGATCAGCATCTATAAAACATATGTCTAGACTATTATCTGGGATGTGAGAGATTAAGTCTTCTGATTTTCCATCTAATATAGTAATAATATCTAAATAAGGTTCTACATTAGAAATAAAGGAGTTTTTTGCAGTTTCTTTATTGTTAGGGTTATAACCATGAATCCCCGTAGCAGTAGGGTTTCCTTCAAACCAATCTAAAGCATATAAATGTCCATTATTGTTTTTAATTGTTTCTATATAATGTTTAGTAGTAGCTCCATCATAAACACCAATTTCTGCTACTTGCATATTTTCTTTTTGATTTTCGTTGATAAGATCAACTAATACTGTTATGTGTGACATATTTTTCTTTTTAATTTTACTTTTAACATTTTATTAATATTATCAATGGCTATCTGCCCAAATTTATTTTGAACTTTTTCTTGAAAAGGAGGGTATGAATGATATTCTTCAAATGCTTTATCTCTAAACTCTAATACTTCAGCAGCAGTTAATGTTTCAGTAGGTAAAGGTAAAGTTTCATACCCATGGAATGAAAATCCTTCATAATCATTAGGTAAAGGAATACCATTAGTTACTGCCTCTTTATATAATTTACTTCCTGGTAGTGCCATTGCTGCGTAAGCATTCCAGCCGAATGTACATAACTCTTTAGATAGATCCAAGGTACGTTGCATGCTTTCTTTTGTATCTCCTGGGAGTCCAAAAATATAATTTGCCATTACCTCAATATCAGCATCATGTACTTGTTGAATTACTTTTTCAATATCAACATCTTCAAAACGTCCCTTGGATACTTCTAAACGAACTGTCTTATCCCCACTTTCAATTCCAAGTGCTAACCATTTAATACCTGCTTCTCTAACTAATTTAAGTAGATCAGGGCGACGAACTGTATCTACTCTTGAGTAAGCCCACATTCTAAGTTTATCACCATATCCTCTTTCCTTAAGCATCTCACAAAGGGGTACATAATATTTTCTATTAAGCAAAAACATTTCGTCTGTAATCTTAATAGTATAAACACCTAAGTCGACTAATTTGTCAAATTCTTTAATAATAAATTCAGGTGACCAGAAACGCATCAAGCTATAATGACCAGCTACTCCAATTTCTTCTTCATCATTTCTGTTTAAGATATTAATCATACAAAAATCACACCCAAATTGGCAACCTAATGAAGTTTGAATAGCAGCATAAGGTGAACGTTTGTTTTGATCATACTCAGCATGCCACATAGGTGCTCTGTATAAATCAAGTGGAGTTTCTTTCATTGGAAGTAAGTCCCAAGCATACCCAGGGAGATCAATATCCATTCTATCATTTGGGACTACTTTTTCAGGTGGATTAATTTTTGGAGTACCATTTTCTCTCCAAACTAAACCTTTAATATGTCCTAAATTATTAACATCAATTGTTTCTTGAGCTAATACATTATGAAGAGCGTATACACCTTCATTTGTAAAACCAAAATCAATTGAGGACTCATCATTTAAAGCTTTAGTAGGTACAGCCTGAATGTAAGAACCAATATAAGCAATAGGTGTTTTTACCCCATATTCTTTTAAGTATTCTGAAAGGTAAACAGCACCACTCATGCTTACTGTTCCTGCATTTACGTTTTGACCATAAACTACAAAACAAACCAAACGTGGATTTAGAGATTGAACTCTTTTTAATACTTGCTCCCCATTTAATTCTTCAGCATTAGCATCAATAAGGCTAACTGTATAACCTTTAGAACGACAAGATTCTGCTAATAACAAAGCCCAGGTAGGGGGTTCAATTGCTGAATAGTCTTTAGCTAACCCTTGATAAACACCAGTGGCATTACCTGGGGTTATGAATAATACATCTATCATAGGTTAGTAAAATCTTTATCTTTAAATTTTCTAATTAATTGGTATCCCATAATAAGTTCTTGGATACCATCTTCTAAACTAAATTCAGGTTTCCATCCTTTAGATTCTAATTTAGCATTTGAAACCATGTAGTTTCTTTGATCAAAATCTTGTTTAAAATTGTTTTCTACAATTACAAGATCAGGTACATACTTTTGAATAGTTTGAGCTAATTCTAATTTAGTACAATTTGCTTCAGTTAAGCCAACATTAAAAGCATTATTATTACACTTATCATAATTCTCAATCATAAACAAGAATGTATTAGCAATGTCTCTTACGTGGATATAATTGCGAATAAAATGAGACTCGAATAATACCAAATAACCATCAGTAATCGCTTTATATACAAAATCTTGTACTAATAAATCCATTCTCATGCGGTATGACATACCAAATACTGTAGCTAATCTTAAAGCAATTCCATTGCCTGAGTCTAGTACTGCTTTTTCAGCATCGCATTTGGTTTCAGCATAAAGTGAAAGTGGTTTAAATGGAGAATCTTCTGTAATAATTTCTGTTGAAGATCCATATTGTGAATTAGTATTCGGGATAAGAATCATTTGATCCTTAGTAGCGATTTCTGTAATATTTTTTACTTGTTTATAATTAATATCAATAGTAGCTTGGGGTTGAGCTTTACAAGCAGGCATACCTACAATAGCTGCTAATGGGATAATTACATCGTGCTGTTGGACTAAATCTTTTAAAAGAGCAGTATTACGGACATCCCCAAAAACAAATTTAAAATTTTTATTAAAACTAAAAGGAGCAACGGATGTTTGTTTATAGATAAGATTATCTAAGATTGTAACTTGGTATCCCTTATTAAGAAGTACTTCAGTTAAAACTGATCCTAGATAACCTGCTCCACCCGTGATGAGGACTTTTTTCATAGATTATTTATTTCAACTAATTGGGTAAAAAATTCATTTAATTTATTTGAGAAACTATCTTCTAAGGCTACTTTATAATTATAATCAATATAAGGTTTCATTTCTAAATATTTCTCTGGGGTAAGATTGTTAATAATATAAGGTAATTCTTCTGGGGAGTCAAATCTAATTATTCCTCTTTCATCGTAACCAAATTCACTTATATTAGAGCACCCCCAATATATAGGAATAGTTTTAGTACAAAAGGCTTCACTTATCTTTTCAGTATACCAATTATCATGTTTTACATTTTCAATACAAATATGAAACATTGATTCTTCATAACAAATTCTTTTACCAAATACTTGAGGATTTTTCTTTAAATGTTCTGGGAGATTAGGAATGGGTTTAGAGTAATTGGAATACCCTGGCCTAACATTATTTTCTTTATCAAAATCATCTAAAACATCAAACCATTTTTTAGGTATAGTAATTTGATCTCCTATTTTATATACTTCTTGTCTTAGTTTATGACCCTCAGATAAAGTTTTAATTCCACTTAAAAATGATATCTCAAATTTCTTTTCTTTAGATTCAAAAATTTTATAATATTCTTTAGAATCTTGATGATAGTTGCAAGTAAATGGATAAGAATTTGGACATTGGGTTAAAATTTTTTGACTCCATGTTAATATAACACTAAATAAATGAGAATTTCGAATGACCCAATCATGCATCCCAAAAAATTCATTAGGTTCATGGATCATTAAAATATTAATAGGATTAATAGATAGTTCACTAATGTCCTTAGGGAGATAATCGTAAAAAAAACTAATAGGCTTATCTTGATATTGGTCTAATACCTTAAAATCAGATTCTGGTCTAAAATTAGCAAATAGTTTCATTACCAACTAATTTTCCATTCTTTAAACTCGGCAGCTAAACAATCGATTTTATAATCTTTTCTACCACCTACTACTTCTTGGATTCGGTTTTTAGCTGTGTTGCGGATGCCATTCAAACCATGTGTTAATTCGAGGTTATTTCCGTCTTTAATGCCCTTACGATAATTAGATTCGTTATGCCATATATGAAGATTCATCTGCGATAATACAACGATAGCACGAATAGTTTCAGCTGTTACCTTACCATCTTGTTCATCTAATAACATTTGGATGTCGTGTGTAATATCAGCAATTTCTTGGGCATATTCATCTTTATGTTCTGGGATGAATACTTCTTTAAGTTGAACAATTGATAAACGGTCAACTAGTTCACTTAATGTTGGAAGATATTTTCTCATATAATTTTTTTATCAATTAGGTTTTGTATTCCATTATTAACATATTCATTAAAACGAGCTTCAAATTCGGCTCTTTGATTAGGTATTTGTTTAGTGAATATAAGATCTTTATAGTAGGAAGCAAAGTTTCGTTGTTTAAGAGGACCAATAGGATATTCAAATATGGTTTGTCCTTCTAAAACATATTGTTGAAAATCTAAACCTTTATTTTTAGCATATTCCGTTATTACCATTCCGTAAGTATCACCTGGTCCATAACCGTGCCAATCTTCTGGGATTGGGATAATTTCTTCATAATATGATTTACTATATAAATCAAACCAATTAGCCCATTTACTTACATTAATTGCTTTTAAAGATAGGGGTTCAGAATTATACTTTGTTTCAAAACGAATATCAAATAAATCTGCTTTATCCCATCCTGAGTATGGGACTTTTTGGTATTTAGGGTTTACTAACACATCCCAAGTCCAATCCCACATTTTATGAACTTGGGGGGTAATTACAAAATATTTATTAGGAACTATTTTAGCAGCTTCAATTAATGATGCTAATAAATGTTCATTAAAGTACATATCAGGACAAAGTTCAATATAGTAATCTACATCAGTTTCATAACAACGTCTTTGTTTATCTAATATCCCAAATAATTCATCACCATCATAAATGTAAGGAGTATGAATATAATCTTCTAATAATATAGATAAGTCCTTATATTTTTGAATAAAATATTCTTTAGGTAATTTACTTTTATCCCAATCAATTATATAACTAGAAAGATTTAATGTAGTATCGATTTTAACAATATCATTAGGATCTAAATGATATTTAGATTTTTTAAATTGGGTAAATGAAAGTAGAGCATAATCTATCTCCCAGGGCATTAAGTGGTATGTTATTTTTGTAACCATTATACTTTAAGTATTTCTATTATAGTTTTTGCTTCAATTTTTTCCCCAGGTACTATAAATACCCTTTTTAACCCTTCGTAATCTAAATATTGTTCTATAGTATTAACTGCTTTATCTAAAGTTATTAACTCAGTAACACCATAAGGTTCAATTTCTTGGTTTTTTAATTTTTTAATAATTCCGTTTCCTACAAATACTGGGAATTTTAAAATAATACAATTTTTATGGTTGAGTAAAAGATAAGCTTCGGCTAATTCTTTATAATAAGTATAAAAAGTTCCTCGAGATGAATTAGTAGATACAAAAATTATTTTAGTAGAAGGATTAGATTGGGAAAATTCAACTAGTTTTTGGTATTCTTGTTTTTGAATATCTTCTTCACTTTCCTCAGGATTGTATAAATAAGGAACTTTCCAAGTATGATAAATAGCTATATCTTGATCTATTTGATAATTAGAAAATTTTTGAGTTAATTTTTTTCCGAGTTGACCTCGTCCATTAATTAAAATTACCATACAAAATTATTTTTATAATATTCTACAATTGTAGGAAGTTCACTATCAAAATCTTTTTTAGGAGACCATCCTAATGCTCTTAACTTAGAATCGTCTAAAGCATATCTAACATCTTGACCTTCTCTATTAAATGAAAGATTTATGTAATCTGATACTTGGGTTTCACCATTATAGCAAGATAAAATTTTGCTTATAGTTTCAATATTTGATTGTTCATAACCTCCACAAACATTATAAATTTCATTTGTTTTATTTGAATCAATAATAGTCATTACAGCCTCCGCAGTGTCATCGGCATGTAGCCAATTACGGATAGGAGTACCTCCATTATGTAATGGTATATCCCTACCTAAAGAAAGATATTTAACAGATTTAGGAATAAGTTTTTCAACGTATTGACCAATACCATAATTATTAGTAGGACGAATTATAATATAAGGTAAATTGTAAGTACGAGCCCAAGCTAAAATAAGCATATCAGCAGCTGCTTTAGTAGCTGAGTATGGGTTTGAAGGTTTTAAGATATCAGTTTCAGTATGGGTACCATTTTTAATATCACCATATACTTCATCAGTGCTAAAGTGAATTAAAGTAGGGTAATGTATTCCTTCTTGTCTAAAATTTCTAATTAATTCTAATAAGTGATGAACCCCATTTACATTTGAATGAAGAAAATCATCAGATTTAACAATAGAATTACCGACATGGGTTTCGGCTGCTGTGTTAATTACATAATCACAATCATATAAAAATTCTATATCATTGATATCTTTTTCTTCGAATTCAAAGTTATCATAATTATAAAATTCTGTTAATAATTCTTCATTAGAGGCGTACGTTATTTTGTCTATACCTCTTACATACCACCCACGTTTAAGACACTTACGTGTAACGTAAGAACCAATAAACCCGAGACAACCTGTTACATATACTATCTTCATTGAGCAAAAAATTCTTTGATTTTGTCACAAACATAATCTACGTCTTCGATAGTCATACCGTGATGGGCTCCTAATAAGAAACCATTTTTCATAATAATATCTGAATTGGGGAATTCTTGTAAATATTCTCTATAAACAGGGTGGCGAGTTACGTTACCTGCAAATGTTACTCTGGTTTGAATATTATTATCTTCTAAGAAACTGAGTAATTCAAATCGTTTTTCAGATTGGAGTGGGATAGCTAACCAGTTAGGTTTAATACTATCATCGGGTAGAACCAAATCACCTACACCTACTAAATTTTTTAAATAACGCTCAACATTAGCTCTACGAATACCTTCAAATTTCTTAAAACGCTCTAATTGGACTAAACCAAAGGCGGCATTCATTTCTGATGATTTAAAGTTATAACCTAACACACTGTAGAGAAATTTATGATCATAAGGGATACCATCTACACTATGGTTAAAACGATCTGACATAATTTCTGAGTTGTCTCCCATTCGACCCCAATCCCTAAATTGGAGACAAATATTACGTAGCTTTTCATCGTTGAACATTACCATACCACCTGAACCACCAGCTGTGATTACGTGTGAAGCATAAAAACTAGTAGTTGAAATATCTGTCTCGGGGGTATTAGTTACAGTATCAGCTGAATCTTCGATTAGGATAATATCTTCACGTCCCATAGCAATCAAACCTTCTTTAATTGCTTTCCAATTTGGTTTATTACCAATTAGGTTAGGAATCATAAGTACTTTTACTTTATCATCAATAGCATCTAGTGTTTCTTGTACTTGAGAAACATAATTATTCAGACCAACATCTGTAAACACAGGAATAAGTCCTAATTGAATAATAGGAGCTAGTGTAGTAGAAAATGTACAAGCAGGAGTAACTACTTTAGTACCTTTAGGTAGTTTTAAACTTGCTAAAGCTAGCAAACAAGCAGATGAACCTGAGTTAACAAATACACCATATTTTTTTCCAAAGTGTTTAGCTACTTTTTTTTCAAACTCAATTGTACGAGGACCAAACCCAGCAATCCATCCATCTCGAAGACATTCTATCACAGCCTGGATTTCTTCTTCACCATATGCTTCAAATTTATTAGGGGCGTACCAAATTTTTTTCATAACTTACTATATAATTCGTTTTGTTGTTCTTGTCGCTCAATATCTTTATGATGTTCTAAAGCAAATTGTTCTTCTAAAGGTAATATAGCATGTGTTTTATATCCTTCTAATACTTCATGTACTTTATTTTTCCAAACAATTTCAGGGGTACGTTTATAAATTCTCCATTGTAAATCTGGCCAATTAACTCTACCATGATTATCAACAATCCATCCCCATTTTTGAATATGCTCTGTTGTTAAACCTTTTACTGTGTTAATACGAGGTACTCTAAGTACTTCTACATTATTAGCATTTAATAGTATAGGTAAATATTGAATTAAATAACGACTGGGGGTTTCATCAGCATCAATCTGGAAGATATAATCTCCTAAACATGCTTCTGTAAGAGCATTTTTCATGTTAGCGAAATGACCATCAAAATGATAACCAAACCATTTAAATTTAGTAGCATTTACACTTTGAGCCCTTAGATAATCTTCAACAGATTTAGAACCATTATTAGTATCATAGAATATTACAATTTCATCTACTTCTCTTTTATTTTCTATTAAGAAAGGAAGTAGACGTTGTATTTCTACAAGCTCATTACAAACCGTTATTGCGTAACTAATTTTCATTTTTATTCAGGTAATATACCAATATAAGAAAGAGCACCCATATAATCACGTTCTGGGAAATGTTGTAGAGTAGTCATGTCCATTTTATAATCATACTCTTTTCCTTTGGCTTTAAATTTAGTTTTTTCTTCTTCAGACATAAGAGTTGCTTTAACAGCACCCCAAGCCCAATTTTGACCATTAGTACCATCGGCAAATACCATCCCTTTATCAGGAATATTAACGGCTGAGGGCATCCAAATAGTCCCATTTTCGTCTTCGCCCATTAGTTCTTTGTATAACTCAGGAAGTACTTCCATTTGTTGTTGTAAGAATTCTGAATCACGTTTCATGGCTGTATTTGCTTGAAAACCACAACCATAACAAAAATGAAGTTTTACATCTTGGTTTACTTCTTGAATATAACAAGCATCAGACCCACAACGATCACATGTAGTTAAATTATCCATTTAAAATTGGTTTTTTAGGTAGGTTGATTTTTTTCAAGTTAGGGAGTTTAAGCTCTACTTTTTTAGGTAAATCTGGGATATGTTGGGTAAAAATGGTATCTACTTGTTCTTTCATTTTATCCCAACTAAACTCAGTTTTACTTTTGTAGGCTTGACGTTTAGCCCCATCAGTGTACTTTTTATAATTTTCAAATACATCTTTCAGGTAGTGTCCTACTTCATTATGATTAGGAGTAAACCATTTACTTTCCTTAATTAACCAATCATTAGCAGCAGATGGGTGAACATTTGTAAGATTACCTCCAATTAAAGGAACGAATTCTTTATTTAAGAAATCTATATGACCCGACCATGCTGAAGTTATAATTGGTTTTTTACTTAAGCTAAACTCAAGTAATGGGCGACCAAAACCTTCACCTTTAGTTAAACTAACCATAGCTTTTACTTTTGGATGGTTGTAAAGCTCATTCATTTCAGTATCACTAAATTCACCATGTAAAAGATAAACATTAGGAAGACTATTAGCTTTAATTGTTTTTGTAATTGCTTGGATTTTTTTAAGTATCTCATCTCTATCCATGTAAGAAGAAACTGCTGAGCTTGTTTTTAAGATTAGTGCTGGGGCAGTTTTTTTATTTTTAAATACTTCTAAAAATGCTTTGATAAGCAAACCTACATTTTTTCTATCTTCACCAAAATCCCCTTGAATCCAATGTCCTACAAATAGATAAGCAAATGATTCAGGAATATTATTAAGTGTAGAAACAAGATTACTTGATGGGATTTTATCTAAAACTTTATAAATATTAGTATCAGCTCCTTCAAATAATACTTTAATAGGTTTTTCTAATTTAATTTCTCCTAACTGATTACCTTTATTATCTTGTTTTTGAAATGTTGAAGCTTCAAATACTTGTTTAGAGTGATTAGAAGATACTAAATTAAGATCCATACGATTTAACCCTTCAACCCAACTACCTTGAGATAAATTAGATTCAATACCAGCTGTAACCCCAATATTATACTTTCCTACAGGTTGAAATTCGTTTGGAATTGTAATTTGCATCCAAATATCAGGTTTTTCTGTTAGTTGGGGGTGGGGATATTTGTATTGGTGAAGAAAGCTCCATTCAGGGTTATTATCACAGAATCCCCAAGATGTATTACCCCAACGCTGTGGTAAGAGTTTAACATCGTATTTATCCAATTCTATAATGGCTTTAACTAAATCTCGAGCTCGGGCTCCATAACCGCTGTACGTATCGTAAGGACAGCTTATAAAAAACGTATTTTTACTCATATTAGTAAATTAATTTATGATTTAAAGTAGGGGATTGGTAAGTAGTAGCATTAATAAACTCAAAGGTTTCTCGTGGGGTCCATGTATTAAACATTTCTTCTAAACCATCAATAACTCTTTGACCTTGGTGATATTGAGTAAACCCAGCTTCATCACTTATAGCCCATTCACGTCCTGCTAAACCACGTTCTTGTCTTTCTTCTTTAGATAAGTTGTAAACTTCCATAAGTCTATCAGCTGCGTCTTCCCAACGACATCTGTCATCAAAAATGTAAGGTGTAGGAGGTGAACCTACCATTGAGATACTTGTTGGGTATACTGGGAATGCCCATTTACCATGTTTTTTATAAGTACCTCTGTGATTTGAAGGGAAATCAGCATCAAAATCAATCCAAGTGCCATCTTCAAATTCAAAACGCATTTGATCTTGCATACCACCTGTTACGTTAGCAATAATAGGAGTACCTGTTAACAATGCTTCTGTAAGTGATAAACCCCAACCTTCATTTGAAGTAAGTAACATTTGAACATCTGCTATATTATAAAGATAATTCATTCCTTTAGGCCCAAGCTTTTCCTCACTAAAAATAACATTATATCCTGGGAGTAAGGTATCAACTACTGCAAGTAAATCAGTTCCATGCTCTGAGACTAATTCAGTGTGTAATAATAAAGCTACTTTATCTTGTTTTTCTTTAGGAAGATTATCTACAAATACTTTAAATGCTAATAAAGTATCAGGTACTTGTTTACGACGAATATTTCTTGAATTAAAGAAAGCTACAAATTCATAATCTTTACCTTTAAGTGTTTTAGATTTAAACTCTTGGAATTCTTTATCTTGCTCTTTATTTTCAATGGGAAAGTAATTATCAGTATTTAATCCGTGGGGGACATACTTAATAATTTTTTTCTTAGCTTTTTCACCTAAAACAAGCTTATTGATGTTAACTGTTTGTTTAGAAATCCCAAACAATACATCACATGATTCATAGAATGCTTTATTATAATGAGGTGCTGGAAGATCATCCCAGATGTTCAAATATACAATAGGAATTTCTTTACGAATTTCGTTTTCAATCGCGAATAACCAAGTAAAGTAACGTGGATCAGTGATCAACATTATAGCATCTGGTTTTTCTATTTCTCTAATTTGTCGTAAAAAAGCGTGATCACCATAACCATTAGCAGGATAAAGAACTATACTTGAGTCATTAATGTGAGCATTTTGATTCGTATCTTCACTTAAATCAAATCGCTTTCCAAAATCTGGGTGTTGGATTGCACCTCCAATGTTTACCCAATTATATTTGTGGGCTGTCCCTATTACTACTTCTCTTCCTACAGTAGCAATTCCTGAATGCATTCTAATATCGTCGCAAATCAAAAGGATTTTTTTCCTTTGATCCTTTGGTAAATAACCTTCTTTCATAAATTATTGAATATCTAAATCGTTGTGACTATGGATTTGTTTTCTAAACGTATCATCTGTAAGATACAAATGAATTGCGCGATCGGCAAGTTTTTGAAATGAAAACTTGTGACGAACACATGAAACTTTAAATTCGTCAAATAAGTCACTTTGGATTTTTACACTCGTAAGTGTCATGTCCTTTTTACTCATAACATTGTTTTTAATTAATTATTTGATATACATATATTGGGAGTCTTTAAGACAACCCCCTATCACATAAATTTTTATCTCCTTTAAATGGACAATATGTGCAATTCCATTTTGAGGGATTCTTTAACTGAGGACCAGTATTATAAGAACCATCTTTATTAAAAGCCATCTCAATAAACTCATTAATCGCCTTAGTAGCTTTATTAAGTTTTATTTTTCCTGAAGATGGAACGTGGATTTGTACTCTAGGATCTGGGAAATCGGGATTACCATGTAGTTTTCTTTTAACAATGAAATATTCAATATCAATGTTATCTACTGGGAATCCAAATTGCTCAGCAAAGAATTTTTTATAAAGAATTAACTGCATGTTTTTTACTTCATCAGTTTTTTCTTTATCTTTCCAACCACGAGTTGAGGTTTTAATATCTATGATCTTGATTTTATTAGATGTTTCATCGTATAAAACAACATCTAAAAATCCTTTATAGATAATATTTTTATATAAAGGGTTGGGGTTAAGTAGAATTGGAACTTCAATACCTACTAACCACCAACCTCGTTTACTAAAATATTTACCTTTATTTTTTTTAAACCAAGATAAAATAGCAATTCCATCTTCAAAGAATTCACTTAACTCCTCTGAGGATGAAAAATGTTCTTTTTTATTACGTTCGTAATCTGCTCTGTATCCCTCTCTAAGTTTTTCCTCAAATTGGGTTTCTAAATTAATTTGGTCAGCGGCTGTTTTACTTACGTTATAAAACGCAGTTAAATAGTCTTGCATAACCGCGTGCATTGCCGTACCAAACGTCATATGAATCGATACTTCCGACGTATAATGCCCATCCCTGTACTGCAGCGCCCATTTGTGTGGGCACTGCTCGTACATGGAAAATTGACTAAACGAGATCTGTTTTTGAAATCGGTGGTCAACATCTGGGGGCGTGTGTTTTTGTACCTCTTTGATTATAGAGGGTATTTTCTTTTTAGCCAAAACTTATTTCCATTTGCCTCTAATTACTAACATAGCAATAATTCCATAGTTAGCAATATCTACAAAACTATCAATCATAGTTTCTCCTGCTACGTAATTTTGACCATTACGCTTTAGAAGATTTTTAAGGCGATTAATTTTATCATTACAACGAAGCCAAATACCTGTAATAGAAAGGTCTCGGTCTTCTTTAGTTGCTAGGTCTGAGCCTAAAGCAATATTTTGAAGTCCATAATCCATCATTTTACGAGAAAACAAAGCATATTGTTCAGCTTGAACTGCTTTAAATTCTTCAGCTAATTCAGGGTATAGTCTTTCAAAATCCCTAATTGCTTTTTCTTCACCAGTATGTGAGTTGGGTTCATAACTAATTGGATCTTCCATTTATAGAGTTTTTACTAATTTATCTTGTTCTTTTTGATCAATTCCCATCTGCCACAAAATACTTCGGACACCAGGTTCTCGAATTATATCAATATAATGATCAGCTTCACCTAAACTGCATTCATAATATTTCGCTACGTATTCTGCTACGCTTTGTGGTCTTTGCTTTTTACTCGGTTTAATATACTTTAACCAAACCTTTTTCTTTGGGATCATTTCTCTGTAAATGGTATAGATTTGTTTTTTATTCTGTGGATTTATCTTTTGAACATAATTTACGAGTTCTATGTAATCTATATTCATAGATAAATATCTATGTACCATGTAAGAATTGAATGAATCCCATGACTCTTCGCTGAAGTCTTCAGCTAAAGTCTTTTTGATTGTTATTTCATTTAACCAATCAAATAGTGTCATATTCGTCTTGAAGTTCCTGAGGAAGTGTTTCCTTCAAAATGGCACCTGTTCTAACATCATAAAAAATAGGAATAGGAATAAGTGCATCCTTAGCAGTACCTACAGCAAAGCGTGATGCTTTACGCAAAATAATACCTTCAGCAACTACGTAGTTTCCGTCTGGAGTTTCTACTTTCTCTGTGTTTTTGAGGTCGATATTTAATCGTGGTTGTTCTTGATTCATGATTTTTGTTGTTTATAATCTAAATAAAATCCTATTGCTACTATAATATTCATACCTAAAGACATAAGGATTTCATGTATGTCTTCATATATAGTTGTCATTAAATGAACGTGACCAACCATCCAGAAAGGTATGGAGAGGTTTTGACTAATCCAAATAATAGTAAATCTAAGAAAGTTCTTCATATTCAACATCTTCAATTTCTCTTACAAAATAAATCATACCTTCTTTTTTAAATGTGTTAGTACAATGCCATAGTTGTCTTAGTAAATCTAAATCCCATTTAGGTTCATCTCTGATGACTCTAATTATTTTGTATAATTTATTCCCAATGTTTATAATTTGGTAATTCACAAATTAATTAATTTTGAAATAAGAGCCATTGCATTTATTTCTTTGTCAATACGGAAATTAGCTTGGTACGAATATTCGTTAACATGTATCGCCACCATTCCTTCGGACCCAGGAGCATAGACAGAAGCGTTATCATAAAGGTAACGATATAATTCTTCAAAGTCTTGAACATTTGCATCTGCAATAATTTGTCTAATATTGTTAAAATTAGGTTTCTTTTGGGTAAGTTCTTTTAGAACTTGTGCCATGTAATTAGATGAAACTAATACTGACTTATCGATTTTAAGCCACTTATCGTCTTCACCTTTTACTTTATCATGGACAATTGATAATTGAATTGTGTTAAGACACTTACGTAAATCAGGGTAAAATTGATTTACAATTGTTTTAAGGTCATCACGTTGAAATGAAACACCTTCTTGTTCCATAATACTAGCAATGTGTGCTGCTACTTCGGCTTTTGAAGGGGGTATAATCTTCAGGACTTGACATCTGGATTGAAGTGGGTCAATGATACGTTCCACATAGTTACAGGTCAAAATAAACCTAGTACTACGTGAGAACGTTTCAATGACGTTTCGAAGAGATGCCTGCGCCTGGATAGTGAGAAAATCGGCTTCGTCTAAGATTACTACTTTAATCGATTTAAAAGAAGCTGCTGAAGCAAATCCCGAAACCTTATCCCTAATCGTTTCAATTCCCCTTTCGTCTGAGGCATTGATGTAAAGATGGTCACAATCAAGGTTACGAACAATGAGCTTAGCAAGAGTAGTTTTGCCTGTACCAGCTGGTCCATAGAATATTAGATTTTGAATATCATTTTGTTCTAAATATTGAGCTATAGTTCGCTTAATATTTTCATTACCTACATACTCATCTAATACTTGAGAACGATATTTTTCAACTAATAGAGTATGTTCTTTATTCGAAGTCACCATATAGGTCGTATTTCTTAGGTTCCGCTTTTGGTATTTCTATTTCTTCTGTTGTAATAACATACAACTTACTTTTTAATGGCTCAAGTCTAAATGCTTGAGGTTTAATAGATGATGCTTGATAATAAGCATTTAGAACCTCAGTAATGGATTCATAAACTTTCTCACCACCGAGGAGTTTCCACCTGTCACCAGGTGGAACTCTCTCAGCGATTTGAATGTTTTTTTCTACTTGTTGGGTATTCATTAGAACATACCACCCATTCCACCCATTGGATCAGATTCTTTCTTATCCTCTGGGCTATCGACTACAACACACTCTGTAAGCAAAATAGTACCTGCTACTGAAGCTGCATTTTCAAGTGCAGTTCGAGTTACTTTAGCGGGGTCAATAATACCTGCTTCTTTCATATTAATAATCATTCCTGTTTTCACATCATGACCTTCCCAAACTGTTTCGTTTGAAGTATAATTTAAAGCAAGCATTTGAGCTTTTACTTTATCGTAGCCAGCATTTACAAGAATTTGTTCGAATGGTTTACCACAAGCTTGATATACAATTTTAGAACCAATATCAGTTCCTTCAATTGCTTCACGAGCGTAAAGTAAAGCAGCACCACCACCTGCTACGATTCCTTCTTCAATAGCGGCTTTAGTTGCGTAAAGAGCATCTTCTACGCGGTCTTTTTTTTCTTTAACTTCTGTTTCAGTATTTCCACCAACGTGGACAATAGCTACTCCTCCCACGAATTTCGCGAGCCTTTCTTGAAGTTTTTCTTGTTCGAAAGGGGTTTTTGCTTTTTCGATTTGCTGTTGAAGTTCTTCAATACGTGCTTGTATTGATTCAGATTCTCCTCTTCCATCAATAATTGTTGTTTGATCTTTTGTAATTGTAACACTTCGGGCTGAGCCGAACCAATCCCAACTGAATTTGTCAAGGCGCATACCCTTATCGGTACTAAATACCTGACCTCCAGTTAAAATTGCGATGTCATCCAAAATTAATTTACGGCGATCACCAAAGTCAGGAGCTTTAACAGCTGCAACTTTAATAGTACCTCGTGCTTTGTTAACGATAAGTGTAGCAAGTGCTTCACCATCAATATCTTCAGCAATAAGTAATAATGGACGATTTTGGTTAGATACTCCCTCTAAAATAGGAAGGAGATCTTTAACAGTAGTAAAACGCTTATCTGCAATCAAAATAAAAGGATTTTCAAGATAAGTAGACATCGTTGAGTTATCAGTTACAAAATAGTGTGACTTATAACCACGATCAAACTGCATACCCTCTACTGTTTCGAGATAGGTTTCACCTGTATTTGATTCTTCAATTGAAACAACTCCTTCGCGTCCTACTTTATTTAAAGCAGTTGCAATCAATTTACCTACTTCAGGATCATTATTGGCTGAAATAGTGGCAATTTGTTCAAGTTGTTCTTCTGAGGAAATATTTTCTTTAATATTATGTCGTAAAGTGGTAACTACTTCTTTTACAGCAGTATCAATACCACGTTTAATTTCTACTGCGTTAGCACCATTATTTAGGTGGGCTAAACCCGCTTTAACCATCTCACGAGCCAATAATGTAGAAGTTGTAGTGCCATCTCCAGCAATATCAGCAGTTTTAACAGCTGCCTGCTTAACCATTTTAACACCTACTTCTTCTACGTTGTCGCTCAATGAAATAGATTTAGCAACTGTTACACCATCTTTGGTGCTTTGCACTTGACCCATTTCGTTAACGATTACTACGTTACGACCATTAGGGCCTAGCGTTGCTACTACAGCATCCGCTAATTTATCAATTCCTGCTACGAGTTGTTTACGTGCTTCAGGGCCAAATTCAATTACCTTACTCATTTGTTAAATATTGTTTTTCTTCTTCTGTTACTTCGGTTTGTGCTAATACTTCTTCAATAGAAGTTTTTTCTACAATTTTAGCTAAAATATCATTCTCACGACCAATTAAATATTCTTCTCCTTTATATTCAAAACGTGTAAATGTCATAGTAGGAAGTACTACAATATCACCAGGTTTAAGGGTAGTTTTAATAAAATCCCCAGTGATAGATTGAGATCCAGGACCTACTGAGATTACTTTAGCTGTTTTGTTTTTTTCATTGCCTAAATCAGGCACAACAATATTCCCATATGTTGTTTCTTCTAGTTCAATAGGCTGTACTACGACAGCGTTATATAATGCTTCAATCATATTTTAATAACTTGAGTTAAACGTCCTACAATTTTGTTGTATTGATCAATAAATTCTTGTATAGTGTCATAGCTAATACTCATAGCTTCATCTTTAGCCATTGCTTCAAGTGCTGCACCTAAGGTTTTATAGTAACCAAGAGTTTGTTGGTATTCTTTTCCACTTTCTTCTGCGGTAATACCTTTTTGAACAGCATAGCAATAGTCATCTAATTGAATATAGTATGGTTCAATTAGAGGATCCTTGATGTAGCGTGTGTATTGCTTTGATTCTTTCTTTTTCATAATAACTAATTAATTATAACCTAAACGGGCACCCCAATATACGAAACGTTATTTAATCTTCAAAGCTTTAGGCTTAGCTTCTTCAGCAAATGGTATATAGATTTTAAGTAATCCATTTTCCATTTGTGCTTCAGCTTGAGAAAGACTAAATTTAGAAGCTACTTTATAACCTAAATTAAAGGAACGCTTAGCAATTCCTTTGTGAAGATAAGTGCAATCATTTATATCGCAACATTTATCATCATCATTTTTATTATATGAAATACGGAGAATATCTCCTTCGATATTTAATTCAACATCCGATTTTGAAAGACCAGTACAAGCCACTTCGAAGTGGAGTCCGTCTTTGTTTTCATAGATGTCTACTGGGTGGGGGATTTTAGCCTCAATGGCTGGTTGGAAATTTAGTTCTGACCTAAAAAAATCTTTAAATAATAGGTCGAAGGGTGAGAGGTGTCTCTCTGAAATGAATGTAGTCATAATCCTTAGATTTATGGTTAAACAATAAAATTAATTTTGGTTTCCGAAGATAACCGAGGGGTGCCCGTAGGTCATGTTATACATATTATTGATTTGCTTTTCTTACAATATGGTAAGTACTTTTCCAATTATCACCTTCAAATACAAGTTTAAGTAATCCTTGGATATTTAAACTCATATAGGCTTTATTTGCATCTTTATTATTTGCGAATATAACGCGTACCATTTCCGAGTTGAATGGGATATTGAAATTGTATTGTTCGCCCGTAATAACCGTGTTAGGCACGATATACTCAATTTTATGTGAGTGGGATGCATTATCACCAAATACCATTGTTAGCACTTGTTCTCCATCGAAGTTTTTAGTGATAGTAAAACTTACATTATCACTTTGCAATGCGTTTTTAGCTCTAATAATAGCAGAGATAGCATCTGATTCAAGAGTACTTTCAATGATATAATCGTTAGGGTCGTTTACTTTACCTGGTTCTTGGATAAGCAATAAGTTGGCTAATGAATAGTTAAGTTTATAACTAACGTCTTCAATTACTAATTTACCATATACCTTACCAATCGTTTCTAATTGAAGATTTAAATCACCTGAAGTAATAGATAGTAGTTTGTCTAATTGGGAAGTATTATAAATTGCGAATTCACTATCTTCTAAATCAAATTTAGTGTGAATTATTTCCCCAATCATATCTTTAGTAGGGGAGTTAAATTTAATTTTAAGTTGTTTATCTTTAATAGTCCATTTGACGGAATCAATCATTCCACTCAAATTATATTTTGAGATAACTGCTTGTAGTTCTGATTTACTTATCATATTAAAAACTAAAAAATAGATTTCGGTATGGGTTAAGGTTTAATTGCCATCCTAAATCGTGATAAAACCCTTCTAATTTGCTTTCTAAAATACTTTCAAATGATTTATGTTTGTCAGCATAATCGTCTAATAATATACGAATTTTCTCTGGCATATCAAAATCAAGGAATGCAAGTGCTTCAATTTTGTATGGATTGTCTTTTAGATAAATCCATTTAACTTTGTCACCTTGAACAATTCGAGAATGTTGTTTGTCTAAACCCCAAAATGAAAGCAAATCATTGTACTTGATAGCTGCTTTTACTGGTGCAGGTGCTTTGGGTTTAATGATAGAGAACATTTCTCCAGCTTTAGGACCGCGCTCAACATAATCGTTTAATGTTTTTACTGAGGTAGGGTTACCTAAAATTTTAATGTCAAGATCTTTTGACATAATGTGCTCTCTAAATTCAAGGAGCAACTTATCGATTTCAGATTGTTTAGTTCCTTTAAGAGCCATCTCTAAAATCTTGTTAAAGAACTTCCCAAAAATAGGAGGGAAATTAGCTTTCATAAACTCTAATCCCTTAATATCTAATTCATCTTTAGATACACCCTCTTTTTTAGTAATCCATTGTGCGTAACGGCGAGTTGCTCTAAAGTAAGCTGAGCGAATGATACATTCGGTTTTCATCTCAAAGCGGTGAATAGGAACGTTAAATACGTTTGTAGACATCTCTGAATAGTAGTCTGTGATTAAGTCTTGGTATTTGAGGGCGATTTCTTCGAGTTTATTGTCTCGCTCTTCTTCACCCATCTCATCAAAATTAGGGTAGAGATGCCTAAGCAGAGGTTCAGCATTATAATAGTTAGAGTCTGTATCAACATAAGCACAATAGTTAGTATCGTCTTCGTTACAAATAAACCAAGGTGTAGTTTCTAAATTAATCATAACTTAATCCATTTTTGTTCGCTATTTAACCTAAACGAACCAAGGCTTTCTTTACCCCATTCATTTGGGGCAATTAAAGATAAAAAAATATCTCCATTATTCCTAGGGTAAAGATGGTAAATTTGCCCTATTACAGGTTCAAAACTAAATTTAGCGTTGTATACTAAATCGTTCCATTTATATTCTTCAACTAGTTTTTGATATTCTTCTTTTAATTCTAAAAACTTAGTTTCAAGTTGTCTGTTTACTTTGTTAACCCCTCTTTGTTTCCATAAATCAATATTTTCAGTGTAAATAACAGGTGCTCCTACATTACTAGCGTAAGGTAAGAGTCCGGGGTTATCGGAAACATTGTCTGGTTTTTTCATTTCCAAAAAACTTGTATTAGTAAAATTAAAGTAGCTAAAAATAAAATTATACCTGTCTTTAAAGTTATCCCTTCATTTAAATGATAATATGTTAAAAAACTAAAAGATAAAATCCCCATAGCAAATCCTAATAATCTAGCTGGCCATATTTGGTGATCAAATGATAATGTAATATATTCTGTAGCTTTAATATAAAGTAAAGACACAGGGATTCCTAACAAGGATACAACTAGTGGGTTGGATTTAACCCAATTAGAAATAAATTGTCCATTAGTTTGGTACCAAGCACCAATTTGTCCTAATAAGAACAATAACAATCCTAAAAATAATACTCTATAATTCATTCTACTACAACTATTTCTCCTAGATTGTGAGACGAAATATAATACTTAAAATCGTACTGGTCAAGGAAATTCATAACTAATTCTTGCATTTTTTGAGAGTTGCCTGTTATAATATGGGCCCCTTTATAATCAAAACCTTGCCAAAAGAAAAAATCAATTAGCTTATTTTCAACATCAGCGTGTTTAACTCCGTGTAGATCAATTGTTGTCTTCTTCTTCATTGTGGATTACACCCTCAACTTCACCTTTGCTATTATAAATCTGATCAGGGACAGTAATATAGAATTTTTCTCCTTTAATGCTAAAGCGTCCTCCTTGTTTAAGCATTTTTCTAAAAAAGTTAATTTCTTTTTCAGTCCACTTTTCAGATTTACTGATAATAGTATCTTTGTCAAGTTTTTCACCTGCACTAAAAATTGATACTCCTGTTCTAATTGATTGTTTTGTAAGTCTAATTTCTTCCATTATAATGTTACTTCGTTACGCATTACTTTATTCATATGAGTGTTTGCAAAGTAAGCTGATTCCTGAATGATTCGTTGTCCACTTAAAGTAATACTCTCACTTAAAATTACGTTGCCATATCTGAAACTGCCAAGAGCCGTTGCGCCATACAAGCTGTTTAGCAAGATTTTCATAGTATGTTGCATTAAGTGAAATTTTTCACCATCTGCTTTGTTGCCCGCTTTGTAAGCTTGCTTCATTTTATTTTTATATATAACTCGCTCCTCAAACCATTTTGCCAGAATCGTTTTTAGTACCGAATCAAAATCAGTTCTATATAATACTCCGTTTGCCGAAATCGCTAACCCAGATTTTTCAACTAATTCAATAATTTCTTTAACCTTCATTTGAGTAGTCCTACGTTTAGAGTTTTGAACAGTAAATTCATGATCCGGATTCATTTTTTTTAAATCATTTAATCCGCATCGACAGTTAAAAATCTCTTTACCTTCGACTACTACTTTTTCATCAGGCATCATAATGCGTCCTATTAACGTCTCTTTACCAATGTTTAAAGACATAATGATTGAAGGATACAATGATGTCAAATCTTCATCAAACATGTAATTATATAAACCTGCGTTAGGGCAAAACAAATAACCACCTGCGTAGTTCTTTTTAGTGATAGGGTTTCTATCACGAGCTGGGGGTATAATACCTTGTTCTAACAAATAAGCCGAAATAGCACCATCGTGAATCATACTATTTTTATAGACGTCACTATAGTTAATTTTGCCTTTATGTGCCAAGTTTTTAGTTAAAGGTAAATATTGGAATTTCTCATCCAATGCTTTTAGGATTTCAACGTCTCGAAAGTTATACGAAATAAACTTTTGTTTATCTTCTTGAAACAACCTATCTAAACTACCTTCATATTCAATTTTTTCTAAACCAACATACTTTTTACCTAAAGCATCTAATTTAAATGAAGGTTCATCTCTAAAGCTAAACTTTTTGTGTAGCTTCATGTAATCCAAAGACTCGGTACCTGCAATTTTAAGCCAACCATCTCGGTTCCAAGCACTTTCATCTTGAACTATACCGATTGGAGATAACATTCCTGCTACTTCTTTATCAAATACATTGCAAAGGCGGTAATAGAGATAAGGGATATCAAAGTAATCACTATTGTAACCAACAAGTATATCCGGATTAATTTCGCGGAGGTTAGTTATAAAAGCTCCAAGAAGTTCTTTTTCTGTTTTAACCGGAACAATAGCTCTATTTCCTTCTTGTGCTTGTTGTAGCTCACCTTTTTTATCTAAAATAAGAATTTTCCACTCGTCTTTTTGGCGGTGCCACCAAGCTATAGAGGTAATAGGTTTAGGAGCACTACGAATATAATCTTCCGTAAGTGCACCTCCCATTTCACACTCTATATCAAAAAATACTTCTTGGTGAGTAACAGATGGCTCGTCATTATTTCCATACATGTCAATGAGGAACCTTTGATAAGGACGCATATCATGAAAATGCAACTTAGTATTTTCCTTATTCCATTTAGTTACTTTACGAAGTGATTCTTGTTTTAGTCCTCTAATATTCTTGTTTGCATCGTGGTCACTACACTCTTCATAAGCAGCATAATTCCATGACATTACTTGATAACCACCATCATCCCACAAGTGAACTCTATAATTATTTTCCTTAAGGGGTTGAACAAAACAAGATTTATAACTCATTATTGGAAGAATTTCTTCAGATCTGGGCGGAAATAATTAATTGATTTCATTACTTTTCGATCCCTGCTACGATATACAACATACTTGTTACCAACCTGTTCATAGTGACAAGGTTCGCCTTGTTCCTTGGAGCGTATTTCAACAGTATTCTGTGCCTCTTCTTGTGTAGAGCAAGCCTTTGAAAGATTCGATGCCTGTACTTCCATGTAAGCGGGCCAAATTTTATCCTTAAGACCATGAAGCATAGCACCGTTCCCAATGGAAACATAAGCAATGTCACACAGAGCGTCCAGAACTTCAACGATGTCTCCACTTTCGCAAGCATGTTTATACTCCTCAAGTTCTTCCAAAACGAATTTGTATACAAAATCCCATTCACTTTCGGCTGGTATTGTGGGCTCATAGTTGTTTGGTTTATTCATTAGCGCATTGAACTCTTCAACCTCGCTTACGAATGGTACATATTTACCTTCAAAAGCTTTTACAATTTTTTCTGCAGTATATTCAGCCCATTCTACATCTGGGTAACGAGACATATCGTCTCTGTCACGAAGGGAGTGTAAAGTGCCTAAACTATTAAGCAACTCTATTGTAATAATATCTTTAAATTGAGACATGACCATTATTAATTTTAAGTGAATCAAAAAACTCTTTACGTGCTTGGTTGTCATTTTCCATAAACACACCTGAGGCTTTAGTAGTTACCATAGCAGCACCTTGGTGTTTGATTCCACGGCAAGAAACACAATTGTGAGTTGCTACTACTGAAACAATTACACCCATATTGTCTTCACAAACTTTATCTACTGCTTGGTGAATTGCTTGAGTCAATTGCTCTTGGATAGCACCTCGACGACCAAAATGTTCTACAATACGATTAAGTTTAGATAATCCTATAACGCGTCCATCTTTTCCAGCAACGTATCCAATGTGGACGACCCCACGAATGGCTTGGTGATGGTGAGAACACATACTAGTAAGAGAAATGTTGCGCTCAATAATAAGGCCATCGTAACCATCACTAGGGAACGAAGTAATTTCTGTAAAATTGTCATAACGGCCTTTCCAAAGGTCGTAAACATAAGCTTTAGCCACACGACGGGGCGTTTCCATTGAATTTGGGTCATTTCTCCAATCACATTTTAAGGCATCGAGGAATTGACCGAACGCTTCAGCTGCCTCTTCTACCATTTTTTCTTTTTCTCGATCTGTAAAAGGAAAACCAGGAGCAATTCCGTTAGCAAATCCTACTTTTACACACTCGATGTTGTCGTACTTCTTACGACGCTTGTTTTCCATATCTTCCATATAACTTATTTTGCGTAAATATAATAACTAATCTTTACAGAGCAAAGATACTTTTATAATTTCTACAATGACCTTTATCATTGTCCATTCCATAACCTACTACCCATTCATCGTCAATTTCGAATCCGTGTAATTGAACTCCTTGAACTAGTGGGTAGTTTTTAATGTTGAATGTGGTTTCTTTTCTTTTAAGGCAGGTTACAATGTTTAGTGTTTTAGGCCACTTGATACCTAAATACTCAATTAGAGCTGCCATTGTATTACCTGAGTCTAAAATATCGTCTACAATATAGACGTGTTTGCCTTTAATTGGTGTTTCAAGGTCTTTTAGAATTTGGATATCACCTTGTCGATTTTTAGCTACATAAGATTTTACTCTCATAAAATCAATTTCAACATCAATATCCATATTACGAACTAAATCACTATAGAACATAAAAGCACCTTTAAGCAACCCAATCATTACAATTGGTGTTTTGTCTCCTCGGTGTTCGTCTGCTATGTGTTTAGCTAGAATTTTTGTTTTGATTTCGATGTCGTGGGCTTTAATTAGTTCAGTCATATTTCTTTTTACAATTTTTACATACATTTACTGTGTGTGGGATTCCAAAATTATTTCGAGTTACATCGAAAAGGAATTTAGGGTCAAAACTATTTAAGCAATCGTGGCAAACCTCTTTTTTTCGAAGTTTGCCACGTTTTTTTAGCTTAGGAACATCATTTTCAAATTCAAATTCCTCCATAGCGAAATTCAAATTTTTCAGTTTTGTTTTCTACTTTAATTCCTTGTTTATCAATGTAGCTTAACTCATATCCATAAACTGATACAGCTGAGATAATACCATTTACTTCGATTACTCCTAGAGCCCAAAGTTGGTGTAGTGCGTGTAAAAATCCGTTTGGCATTATACTTCTCGTTTAGTGTCGTAAGCAATAATATGGTCTCGGCCTGTCATGTTATAACCATGTTCAGCACAAAGTTCAAATACTAGTGGATACATTTTGATTAATTCTTCTCTATTGTCTCCCGCAGGCATAATATATGTTTTATCCTTTGGGATATTCATTTCAACTCTAAATGCTTCGATTTCAGCTAAGTTTTCTTGTGTTCCATCCCAAACTGGCTTAAAGTGATAGTCAGTATGGTAATCCATAGACTTACGCATTGCATCAATATTTAAGCGTAAGCGGTTATGGGTTGCAATCATCTTTTCGTCCACGACTCCACCAAGAGGTGTAGATACCCCCAATACAGGAACACTATTGCTAAACTTTGGACTAAAACTAATGAGCCCAATAGGGTAATCTGTTTCCATAAAGGCTGATCCTTCAGTTTCAATAGTAATAAGAATTCCTCTTTCATGAGCAAAGTGTGTTAGTTCGTTTACTAAAGCTGGATGCATAGTAGGACTACCACCTGTTAACATCATTTCTTTAATGTGAGGATTCTCATCATAGATTTTAATAATGTCATTAAAGGTAAACTTACCTTTTTCTGGGTGGATACTAGTATACCAGCTATCACACCAGCCTCCTTCTCCAAAGTAACAACGGTGAGTACATCCTGTAGTTCTAACTGCAATCGTAGGACGTCCAAAACGAGATCCCTCACTTTGAACACAACGATACAATTCTACAATTGGTAAAACTTTAGTGTAATCTTCAATTCTTTTAAGCGGCATAGATTGCTGAGTTTTTGTGGTTTTCCATGAATTTAACTTTAGCTATTCTTACTCGCCCTTCAGTTTCAAGTTGGACAAAATCATTTAGTTTATGGTAAAGATATTCAGCAAACTTTTCAGCGCCTACTGCTTCTACTACTCGTAACTGGATGACACCTCTATCGTGCATATCGCGGAAGTTATCTAATTCAGGATCATCTTCTGCTACAACTACAGTATGATCAAACATATATTCCATCCAAGCTTTAGGCATCATACCATCAATATTATTTTTGGCACGTTTCATACCTCCAAAGTCCCAAACCCAATTACGATAGTCTAAATTACCTTCAAACGTAACTTCAAATTCTACGTCGTAACCGTGAAGGTATTGACAATGGGTAGTATTTGCTCTCCATTGACGAAAGCATGTACTAAACCCATCAAATTTCTTTCTTGATTTAAATTTAGTCATTATAAAAATTAACTACTTGTTGTAAAGTACGTGAACCTGTAAAACGTTTTACTTCTTGTTCGTTTTCTACTAAAATCACTGTAGGAATACTTTTAATCCCATATCTAGTTGAAACCTCTGGGGTGTAATCTACGTTAAATTTTTTAATAGGTAAGCCCTTTTTAGATAGTTCATCCATTATAGGACCAAATTGTTTGCAAGGACCACACCAGTCTGCTGAAAAATACCAAAGTTGTTTCATTTTATACTAATTCTTCAATTATACCAATTATTTCACTAAATATAAGAACACCAGCAGCAATTGGCAAGCTAAATGGTATTAATAAATATCCTAAAATACGAACACCCGATTTAATAAATGATACGATTTGGTGCCATTTTTGATTTGGCATGTGTCTTATATCTTTTCCTAAAATGTGTTCTACTTTTTTTTCTTTTGTGTATGTGCCATATTTGGCATTCATAATTTCTCTATCGCTCATATTTTTAATTAAATGTGAAAGTGGGTTGTGAGCAAAAACCATATGATTTTGCTCACTAACCTCTTTTCCATATATATCTTTAACCGGCATAACTTGCTAATACTTTTTCTACGTGGGCTTTAGCTACTTCCCAGCTAACAGGGCCTGTTTCATCAGCATACTTTACTGGATCGGGACGACCTAACTTAATAAACGCTTCAACTCGTTCTACCGAAGAAGCTGATTTATAGTCTGAATACCATTCGTAAGCATTAGTTTCAGGGCGGTAATACCATTTGATTGGCTTATAAGACGTGTTAGTACGTTTATAAACTTCATCAAATTCAAGATCTAAGTAATCACACAATTCTTGTCCGTCTTGTAGAATGCCGAATTTATCTGTTTCGAGGTAAGGTGTATAATAACCTACCAATTCACTATCCCAGTTACCCATGCGAAATGCGTGATCATCTGCATCTCTCCATTCTTGACGGCAGTCTGGATAAATTGCATGATCGCCTGCGTGAATACCGAGAGCAATATCGGTTTGCTCTTTAGTTGATGTTGCTACTGAAAGTGCAACTGCTTGAGTAATTGAAGCAAAAATCTTGTTTCGGTTAGGAACAACTGTTGCCTTCATATTATCTTGCTCATAGTGTCCTTCAGGCACATCATCTCCACCTTCTACAAGTGCAGAGTTAAGTAAATCAACCAAACCATCAAGTTTAATTTGGCGATATCTAATATCATAACCACTAGCATTTAAGTAGTTAATAAGTGCTCGAGCTCGTTCGAGTTCAACTACGTGTTTTTGTCCGTAGTTAAAACTAAGAGCTGTTACATTGCCATTGTAGTCTTTAATTGCTTTAAGCAATAACGTGCTACTATCCATACCACCTGAAAGTGATACTACTACGTGTTTTCCTTTGTTAAAATCCATTTCTAACTGCATTTATATTTGCCAGGTATTTT